AAAGGACAATCAGCAGCTATGGACATAACTCCTAGCGCAGTTCTAGCTATGTCTTCCTCAAGTGCTAGGATTCCTATGTTGTCCTCCGTAGCATTGAGTAAGTAGTACTCTAGCTCTCTAACAATCTGACTTTTACCCATCCCGGAGCCACTTGTTATGGTTACTAGCTCATAAGGCCTGAAACCTTTTGTAAGCTCCGTCAAGCCATTCCAAGGGTAAGGTATGGATTTAACTGTCATCTTGTTGATAATAGCGTCCCAAGTCTCAGAACCAGCTATTATGCCGTCAGGTTGATATATCTTAGAGTCCCACCAAGTGTTTTGAAATTCTCTCTGTCTATTGGCTACTAACATATCGTTAGCGTCCTTTAGAGGCAATCTACATATACGCACTTTGTTGGGGCTAAAGACATCCTTTACGGCATCTACAGCAGCTTCCCCAGCCTTGTCGTTATCAAAACATAACACGATGTTTTCATAACCCTCTAAAAATTCTAACTGTTCTTTCACCTCCTTTACGGCAGCACTCGCACCGTTTCTTAAACTAACTACGTCCCATTTCCTGTCAAACATCTCACTGATAGACAGAGCGTCAAGCTCACCCTCACAAAGTGTTATGAACTTACCTCTACCTCTACAAGTGTTTTGTCCAAACAGCCCAGCACCTTGTAAAGATCCAGTAACCACAAAGTTTTTGTTTTGCACTCTTCTGACTTTAGACCCTAAGAGGCTATCGGAGTCCGTAGCGTAGTAAGGGTAATAATGCTTTACTACCTCACCATTTGTTCCAAACTCCACAGTTACTCCAAACTTATCACAAGTTTGTTTTGATATACGTCTATCGGGAATGTCAGCAGAGACACCAAACATTTCTAGCGGTCTTTTTGTTACTGTTGCTAGTTCCACAACTTCTCCATTTGATTTCTCGAAGTGTTTACACTCTGCACTGAAGCAGTACGCTGACCCGTCATCATAACGGGCCAACGCATCGCTAGA